GTATTGAATGGGCATACCTTTAAGGTTCGCATCCCTTTAATTATTGAATCAGATGCAATCTATAAAAAGGTTTCTAACCCTGATGATGAAACAATAGAAAAAATCTACCAAGAAATTACCGCGCCATTGCGACAGTTTGAAAACAATCAAACAGAAGATTTTGAATTTACGGATTCCGACATTTTGGTTGAAGGGCGTTCTATGCGCGAAGCCGCTAAGAACAAAGCCATCACCGAAGCCCGCATTACTGAATTCTTTAAGTTGTTAGTTCCTGAAATGGAAGGCGTAAGTTTAGAAGATTTGACCTATGCCGACATTGAAGAAGAATTCCCTATTGCCGTGCAAATGGTAATCGTAGAAAAGATTGGCGAAGTAATTAGCCCAACCTACAGGGAAGCGCGGGGAAACTAATAGGCTCGTTGAAAAGCCAATGCCTAGCCGCAATGATTTTCAACGGGCATACCCTAGAAACAATTGAAGAATTAGACGATGTAACCTTGGCAAACATTCAAACAATGTATGCCGATGGAATGGTTGGAAATTATGGGATTCTTACGCAATTGGCTACCCTGACAAACGGGGTATTTAACTATATGCGACCCGCAAATTCACCCACATATAAACTAGCCAACATTTTGGGTAGTGCGTATGATTACATCTACCCGCCTTTATCTGCTGATAGTAAAAAGGCGGCAGTAAATGATAGCCTTTTAGCATTTATGCAACAGGCGCAAGGATTTGATAAAACATTGTTTGGGGTAAAAGATGGCTAATATGATTGCCCGCTTAGGCGTAGCCCTAGGAATAGATACCGCGGAATTCAATAAAGGTATTGAAGCCGCGGGAAAGAAACTAGAAAAGTTTAGCGAAGCCGCCGAAAAGTTTGGCAAGATGGGTGCGGTTGCCTTGGTTGCCGCTAGTGCCGCCGCGCTTAAATACGCCGATGATTTAGCCGATGTAGCCGAAGCCAACGAAGTAGCCATAGGCACGGTTCTACAGTTATCTAACGCCCTTGCCAATTCAGGGGGCAAAGCCGACAACGCGGGCAAGATGCTATCGGCGTTTGCAAAGTTTATTGATGATGCCGCGGGCGGTTCAGCAGAAGCACAAAAAACCGCCAAGGCTTTGGGCATTACTTTGCAAGACTTGGGCAAACTTTCCCAAGAAGAATTGCTAAATAAATTGGTTGCAAATTTAGCCAAAATTGAGGACCCGATTACCCGTAGCGCAAAGCAGATGGAGATTTTCTCCAAAGCCGCCAAGGGCGTTGACATGGTTGGCTTTGCTGAAAAGATGGCACAAGCAAACCCGCTTATTGCAGAACAAGAAAAAGCAATTAAAGCCGCCGCAGATACTTACGATTTATTGGCGCAAACATCACGCGATGTAATGTTAATTTTGGCTACAGAACTTGGGCCAATCCTAAAATCAACCATTGATTACATGAAAACAATGAGTGACTACGGCGTGTCACTAAGTGGAATTTTTAAAGTTGTATTTCAAACGGTTTCCGTTCTTGGTGCTAATGTTGCATTTGTCTTTAAAGGCATTGCAGATGAAATTCAACATACCTATGAAAACGCCGTTACCTTAGTTACTAAAGGCGTTGATGCGGCAATAGCAGGGAATAAAAAATACGATGCCTACCGTGCATCACAACGCCAAAATTTAGATTTCTTTGAATCCCAAATAATGGGTACAAGTTACGGGCGTAGTGGTGTCGATGAACGCCGTACAGATAATTTAAAATCAAAATCTAGTAGTAGTGGCGGTGGTCGCCCCGTAACCGCGGCGCGTGATAAAGATGCTGAAGCCGCAGAAAAAGCAAGATTGCGGGCGTTAGAAAAATACTTTGCTGAACTACAACGCCTAGATAAAATTTTATTAGATGTTGCGGGCAAAGAAAATAACGCGTTTACAGATTCATTAAAACGAATTGAAAATGATGAACAAGGGTTAAAAATAAAGAACGCATTGTTGGACATAGAAAATACAACGCGTAACTTGCGTTCTGAAGATATACAGTTAACAAAAGATTTGTATCTTGAAGAACAAAAAAGATTAGAAAATATTAGGGAAATTGAACGCAACAATCTTTTATCTATTGAAGCAAAAGAATATTTGGTTGCACAAGAAAACGCATTAGCCAATGCGACCGAACGCTATTTACGCGCACAAAACCAAGCAATTAAAGCGCAACGCGAAGGAACTACCGAACAAGGCTTTATGAAAGAAGGCGCAAAGTTTTTCCGTGATTTGCCAACAGAATTAGAAAACGGCGCAAAGGCTTTTAGTTCTGTAATGGGCAACATGGAAAGCGCGTTAGATAACTTTGTTCGCACGGGCAAGTTATCGTTTAAAAGTTTGGCGCGTAGCATTATTCAAGATTTGATTGCAATGCAATTAAAGGCATCCGCTACGGGTTTGTTTAAATCTTTGTTTGGTATGTATGCGGGCGGGGGCTTTGGTACTGGAAACGCATACGGCAATGCCGACCTTGGCGGGTTTTTAGCCGATGGCGGTTCTGCTAATGCCAATACGCCGTATGTTGTCGGTGAACGCGGCCCTGAACTGTTTGTACCCCGTTCATCAGGTACAGTAATCCCTAACCATGCTTTAGCGGGCGCGGGCGGTACTACGATGGTCACAAACAACTACATTAACGCCATTGATACTAAATCGTTTGAAGAACGCCTATACGGTAGTTCTAATGCGATTTGGGCGGCAAATCAGTACGCCAATAAATCGTTGGCGGTGAATAGGGGTCGGGCATGAGTTTCCAAACTATTTTTGATATACAACAATCAATGACGGTTAACAACCGCCGTATGGTTGGACAACAAGTAGCGCGTTCAGGTTATATCACCGTAGCGCAATATCTAACCGCCGTGCCTTGGGTGTTTACTATTACGCCCCATGCTTATCTTTACTATCCGCAAGTTCGGGATATTATCCAAAGCATCGACAACAAAGATAGACAATTACCCGAAACCATTACTTTCAATAGCACCAATCTTTCTTGGTTTACTGAAATGCGTGGCACGGCTACCGCGGCAACCTTGAACGGTGCGCCCGCGGCTAATACGCAAACACTTGCTTTAACTTCTAACGGCACATTTAAAGCGGGTGATTTTATTATGATTGGCGGTTACACCTACAAGATAACCGCGGATAGCGCGGGTTCATCAGTAGGCATTAACCGCCCGTTGATTGGAACGCCCGCATCAGGCACAACGGTTAGCATTGGCAATGCTTGCACATTTACGGTGGTTGCAGAATCTTGCCCAACCTATACACTTAACCCAATGACAGATGGTGCGTTTGTGCAATGGGATTCGCCGTTTATTTTCCGTGAGTACATAACATGACAACAATTAACGCCGTAACTGGTTCACAAATCAACCATGCGGAATTTGTAAAACTTACCGTTGGTACTGCCGCTACAGTTTATACATTCTGCAATGCCGCCGCACCTATCACGGTTGGCGGTATTACTTTTTCAAATCTTGGTGCTTTACTTAGCGTTGGCGATGTTCAGCGCGACATTAAATCCACTTCTGACGATATGACCATTGCATTGACGGGAATTGACCCAACCAATGTGGGAATCATTTTAGGTAACGACATTAAAGGTTCATTGGTAGAAGTTTGGCGCGGGTTCTTTGACAGTAACAACCAAATCATTACTACGCCAACAACGCAATTCTTTAAACGCTACCAAGGCATTATCAATAGCGTTTCAATTACGGAAGATTTTAATTCTGAAGCCCGCCAAAGGATTGCAACTTGTTCTATTTCTTGTTCATCAATGCGCCGCATTTTGGAAAACAGATTGTCGGGCGTTAAAACTAATCAAAACAATTGGCAATTTATTTATGCGGGCGATACTTCAATGAATCGGGTTGCAGAAATATCAAACCAATATTTTGATTTTGGTTCACCGCCAATGACGCAAACACAAGCAAGCGAAACTACAGTTACACAAACAGAAGATTCATCGGGAACTGGCGGTGCATAAAAAATGATAAGACCCGCGACAAGATACGACATACCTAGATTGTTAGAAATTGTGGAGGCATACGCCTATGAAAATCCTATTAAAAAACTTGGTGAATCGCATAATCACTTTCCCCGCTATGTTGAAGAACTATTGTTTAGCATCATTCAAGGGCGTGGGTTCATTTATATCGATTCGCATCTCAGGGGCGCGATTGTGGCTTACAAAACTTCTAACATTTGGTCGCCCAAAGTAAAAGAATTAAACGAACTATTGTGGTGGGTTGAACCCGAACATCGCAATGGAACGGTTGGCGGTAGGCTTTGGAAAGCGTTTGACGAACGCGCAAAGGAAATGCTAAAAACAGGGGATGTAGATTTTGTTTGCACTTCAATTTCTGCTAACGGCCCGTTGATTGATTACACGCGCAGGGGATACAAATCTCTTAGTGCAACTTTTGTTAGGGAATAAAAATGGTTGCAACGATGATTGCGGGGGCATATTTTGCCGCGGGAACTTTTGCTTATGCGGCAACTGTATTTGCCGTTAACTTTGCGGTTTCATTTATTGTTACCCGTATGTTTGCGGATAACCCCGAAACTCAGCAAGATATGGGCGTAAGGCAACAAGTACCGCCAAGCGCGGTTAACGCTATTCCTATTGTTTATGGCAATGCCTACATGGGCGGTACATTTGTTGATGCGGTGCTAACAGTTGACCAACGCAAAATGTATTATGTTTTGGCAATCTCTAGCATTAGCCCAAATGGTCAGTTTGCTTTTGACCAAACCGATATGTATTTTGGTGATAGAAAAATTGGCTTTGACCCAAGCGAACAAGGCAAAGTAATTTCGCTAACCGATGAAGCGGGAAATGTAGATACAAAAGTTAGTGGCAATTTATTTATTTACTTGTTTACATCCAATCAAGCGGGAACAATTACGGCAATCAATAGTTCAGGCACATTGCCAAGCGGCATTATGGGCGGCGTAGATATTGCGGCGGGACAAAGATGGCCCGCAAGCGGTCGCCAAATGAACGGTTTGGCATTTGCTATTGCGGTACTTAATTACAACCGCGATGCTGATACTACGCAACTTTCCCCTATTACATTTAAAGTTAGTCACACATTGAACGGCACAGGCGTAGCCAAAGCGGGCGATGTTTGGTATGACTACATGACCAACGCGGTTTATGGCGGTGCAGTAGATGCCGCGTTTGTTAATAGCACAAGCGCAACCGCATTAAACGCGTATGGCGACCAAAACATTACATTTACAAATAGTAGTGGCGCACCATCTACGCAACCGCGCTATCGTATCAATGGCGTATTAGATGCAGGGCAATCGGTTCTTTCTAATGTTGACCGCATTGTTTCCGCTTGTGATTCTTGGATGACCTATAACGCCGCATTGGGTCAATGGTCGGTAGTAATTAACAAAGCAGAATCAACGGCGTATGCTTTTGATGATGACAACATTATTGGGGAAATCCGTGTTAGCGCAACGGATATTACTTCATCAATAAACCAAGTTGAAGCGCGATTCCCGTTTAAAGAAAACCGCGACCAAGCCGCATTTGTAAATATTGAAACACCTAGCGGTTTACTGTATCCCAACGAACCCGTAAACAAGTATTCAATTACTTACGACATGGTTAACGATTCGGTGCAAGCAAATTACCTTGCCAATCGTTTGTTAGAACAAGCACGGGAAGATTTGATTGTTTCTTTTAGCACTACTTATTACGGCATCCAAGTTGATGCGGGTGATGTAGTTAGCGTTACTAATGCCGATTACGGTTGGAACGCAAAACTTTTCCGCGTGATGAAGGTTAACGAAGCATCATTACTTGATGGTAATTTGGGTGCGCGTTTAGAACTTAGCGAATACAACGCACAAGTTTATGATGATTTTGATATAACGCAATTTACGCCAATACCTAATTCGGGTTTGGCATCAGTAAGTTATTTTTCACCATTAGCCGCGCCAACCGTAACAGGGTTTCCATCGGCAACATTCCCAAATTTTGATGTACAAGTATTTGTGCCAACAACGGGTCGGGTATTGTTTGGAAATTTGTTCTATACGGTAAGCGCAAGCCCAAGCGCATCGGATTGGAAATTGTTGGCTAATGCGGCAACAAGCAATAGCCAACCCGTTACAAATAATACCTATTACACATTTGCAAATTTATCATTGGGCGCGGGTACTTATTATTTTGCATATCTTGTTGGTAATGAAACTAGCCAATCAATATTAAGCCCAATTAGCGCATCGTTTGTTTGGTCGCCCGTTGGCGGCACTACTGGCCCAACTGGTGCAACTGGCCCTACGGGAACTGGAACAACTGGCGCAACGGGTTTGGCGGCTATTACGGCTTACAAACAACAAAGCCAAGCATTACCCGCCCCAACATTTACAACGCCTACTAGCGGTTCTGCCGCGCCTAGCGGTTGGTCATTGTCTGCGCCTAGCGTTAGCGTAGGTCAAGTTCTTTGGTACATACAAGGCAAATACAATAGTTCATCAATTACGATTGATGGCGTTGCGCCAAATACAACGGCATGGACAGGGCCAGTAGCGGCAAGCATATTCCAAGATATTCGTTCGGATAACTGGAACGGTTCTAACCCGCCAACTTACGGTTCTTCAGGAACTTACGGCACAGTTGGTTATTACATTCAGCAAAGTACGGGGGATGCCTATTTTAATCGTGGCATTTTTAGGGGTACGGTTGAATCTGCCGTATCGGGTAGCCGTATTGTTTTAGGTGAATCTGCTTCTGAATTTTTAAAAGTTTACGATACTGCGGGTAATACTGTTTTTCGCGTTGCGGGTGTTGCGGGCGCATACACCAATGTTCAAGTTGTTGGCGCAAGTAATACATTTGGTATTGGCGCATTGTCGGTATCTAACGCATCGGGATTTGGTGGTAATGCTTTAAGTGTTACTAACGATGGAACAGGCAACGGCATTTTATCAGTTGCAAATAGCACAAGTTCAACAAGAAATTCAATTCTTGGCGTTGGTTACGGTACAGGGTCAAATGGTGCGGCAATTTATGCTTCAAATTCAGGCAATTATGGACTTTATTGTGCGGGTCAATTTGGAATTGATAACAGTACAGTAGTTACAAACCTAAACGCTAACTATTTGCAAGGCTATACCGCAAGCAACTTTATGCTTACGGGCAGTACCGCAACCGATTCAAACGCGCTTGGCGGTGTTACGGCATCATCTTGGACTAGAATTTTTGCTACCAATTCAGGCACGGCAAACGCGGGCGGTTCGGGTATCAACTTGCTTGGCAGTACATCTACAGGAGTTGCGGGTGCGTATGTTGGCACAAGCGGAACAAGCAACATTGTTACTTTTACTGTACAAACAACAAGCCCATCGGATGTTCGGTTAAAAGAAGAAATTGCCGATAGCGATTTGGGATTGGCTTTTGTTAAACAATTGCGCCCCGTTTCTTACAAACTTAAAGCAGACCCTAAACATCAAAAAGGTTATGGGTTTATTGCTGATGAAGTAGAAGAACTTATAGAATTAGGTTCATCATTGGTTTACCATGAACCCGATTGGAAAGTTGGCGATGAAACAGGATTTAAAACAATACATTACCCATCTTATATTGCGGTTTTAACAAAAGCCATACAAGAACTATCCGCAAAAGTTGAAGCATTAGAAGCACAATTGAAAGGTTAAATATGCCAAGAGAAATTAATATCCCTGCGGAAACAATTTACGAAGATATTAGAACTATTGAAGAAGTACCAAACCAATCGGTTAGCGTTGTTGTTGGTCAAACAGATTTAACAGGAACATTTATTGTTCCGCAACAATACAGAACTTACATAATTCAAGGCGACAACTACGCGGAATTAAATGGCCCGCCTACGCCCGCTTTGCCCGACAAACCCGTTGGCACTTATCGTAATCAAGATTTATGGTATTTCATTGATTTATTAAAACAATCTTGATAAAATAATTAAAAGACAATACACCATGACCGCGGGATACGCGGATGTTCTAACTAAGTTTAGGGAACGCTATGGCGATTTTCAATAAGAATACCCTTGCACAAGTAAGCGGGTTCGACAACCCCATTCTTGCGGGCGAATTGGTTTGGAATCAGAAAACCTACTGGAATCTGACATTCACCAATTCCGCTACTGGCTTGCCCGTCAATCTGACAGGCGCAACCCTAGATGCCCAAATTGTTCGCCGTGAACTATCCAACATCATTGATACGCGCAACGGTTTAACTTTTGACATTGCCGATTACAACCCGCCGCCCGCCGCCATTCCGTTAACAATTACAAATATTGTTGCCTTGGCGGGTTCATGCACATTAGTAATTGATGCTAGTGCATGGTCGCTAATGAATACTGACCCCGAATTAGAAATTAACGCCGCCGACCCCGTGGGTTACTCAGGTCGCGTTAAGGTAAGTTTCCCCGTATCGGGTTCAACCCCCGCGGATGATTCCATTATTTTCTTGTTGTTCTTGGTGCGTAGCGATGGGGTTATTGTCCTATGAGCAACATTAAAGTTTCCGTTCAAGATGGCAACAATGTAAACCTACAAGTAACGCCGCAACCGCGCATTGATTTGCGGATTGACAGGGCAATTAGCGGGGCTACAGGACCTACTGGACCGCAAGGTAATCAAGGGCCTACGGGCGCAACAGGCCCTACGGGTGCTACGGGTGCGGCAAGCACGGTGCAAGGCCCGACAGGGGCTACAGGGCCTACTGGTGCTACGGGTGCGCCATCTACGGTTCAAGGCCCTACGGGTGCTACAGGGCCAACGGGAAGCCAAGGCGCACAAGGCAATGTCGGGCCGACAGGCCCACAAGGTATTCAGGGTATTCAAGGTGTTCAAGGAATACAGGGCATACAAGGCCCGACAGGGGCGCAAGGTGCTACAGGCGATACGGGTGCGACAGGACCAACGGGCGCAAACGGTGCTAACGGTGCAACAGGCCCTACGGGTGATGTTGGGCCAACAGGCGCACAAGGCGTTCAGGGTAATGCAGGGCCAACTGGCTCACAAGGTTTGCAAGGCAATGTAGGCGCACAAGGTCCGACAGGCCCAACGGGGGCGCAAGGTAATGTAGGCCCTACGGGAAACAATGGCGCACAAGGCGCAACAGGACCTACGGGCGCAGATAGCACGGTTGCAGGGCCTACAGGCCCGACAGGAACGCAAGGCATACAAGGCGCGGTCGGACCTACAGGCGCACAAGGTATTCAGGGAATTCAGGGCGAACAAGGTTTGCAAGGCATTGCAGGGCCAACTGGTTCGCAAGGTGCGGTAGGCGCGACAGGACCAACGGGCGAACAAGGCTTGGTAGGACCTACGGGCGTTGCGGGGGCTAATGGACCGACAGGCGCAACGGGTGCGGCATCTACGGTAGCAGGGCCGACAGGACCAACTGGCGCACAAGGCGCGGATGGGCAATCATCATCATATTACCAATATGATGCAAATACTACGCAAACATCAGGTACGCCGCCCGCGGGCGGTGTGTACTGGAATAACGCAACGCAAACATCTGCAACTAGTCTTACCTTTAGCCACTTAACAAGCAACGGCATTGATGTTGATTTGTTTTTGGGATTCTTGAAAACAGGCGATAGCCTTATCTTGCAAGATGCAAACAATTCAAACAATTACCAACAATGGGTTTTATCTGCTAACCCAACGGTAGTGCCTAACACTTCAGTAACTTGCCCCGTTACCCTGACAACATCTAGCGGCACGGGAACAACGGGTTTTGCAAACAATCACAATTTGATTGCAATTATTCAATCTATTGGCGTGGTCGGGCCGACAGGCGCAACAGGGCCAACGGGGGCGGCAAGCACGGTAGCAGGGCCAACGGGGGCGCAAGGCGTAACAGGACCTACTGGCGCACAGGGCAATGTTGGTGCGACAGGACCGACAGGGGCGCAAGGTATTCAGGGCGAACAGGGTATCCAAGGCATACAGGGCGTGGTCGGTCCGACAGGCGCACAAGGTATCCAAGGTATCCAAGGTGAACAAGGAATACAGGGCGTGGCAGGGCCTACGGGCGCACAAGGCATCCAAGGCGTGACAGGCCCGACAGGGGCAGATTCAACCGTTGCAGGGCCTACAGGACCGCAAGGCAATGTAGGTGCAACAGGACCTACTGGCGCACAGGGAACGCAAGGCGTAGTCGGGCCAACAGGACCGCAGGGCATCCAAGGCGTACAGGGCGTGGTTGGTCCGACAGGACCGCAAGGCGATACGGGCGCACAAGGTAATGTCGGGCCAACAGGACCTACGGGCAGTACGGGCGCACAAGGCGTTCAAGGCCCAACAGGACCAACAGGCACACAAGGAATTCAAGGCGATGTAGGCCCAACAGGGCCGCAGGGCATACAGGGAATTCAGGGTGTACAGGGCGTGGTCGGGCCAACGGGGGCGCAGGGCGATATTGGCCCTACAGGGCCTACAGGCGCGGCATCTACCGTGGCAGGGCCAACTGGCCCAACTGGTGCAACGGGCGCAACCCCCGCTACTTATTTGCCCGTTTTAAATTATGCAACCGTTGTTATTCAAGTTTTGATTAGCGG